AGCTTGAGATTCAAGTATTCCATTTGCACCTGGAGCAAATACTAAGTCGCTTCTTAATTTGATAAGTTGTCTGAAGTTTGCTTTCTTTATAGAGATCTTTTTAGTTAATGTTTTAAATAACTTAGAGATTCCTTCTAATTTAGATCCAGCTTTATCTTGAGATCTAGGATCTATGAAAGCAAGTACATCTTCTCTTCTAAATTCATGTTTGATTGTATGGTCATCAGGATCTACTACTTGGTACATAGGAATTTGAGTATGTACTGGGATAGATGTAAATTTATTGTAAAGTTGTTTTATTTTTAAAACTTTATTATACATAGTAGCACAAGCTGCTATCCATTGTATTTGAGTTTCTAATTTTGGATAAACGATTGCTGCTTGGTAAGAATAGCTTTCCATTGCAGGAGCGTTTCCAGGTTGTAATTTACCTATTTGAGCTTCTTTAACTCCACTGAATATTGAGAATAAAGCTGATTCTAAAGCTTCAGTAGTGTGTTCCATTTTCCATTTAGCAGCCATTTTTAAAGCTGGAGTATTATAAATACCTTTAGCTATATCATTTTCTAAAGCTACTTTTTGTCTTCTTATATGTTGTAAAGAAGCTTGGATTTCTGTAGGTAATGAGTTGAATTTATCAGTACTCATTGCGTATTCTTTAGCAGCTGCTTCTATACCTTTAGTAATATCTGTTTGGTATATAGTGATTTTTTGATCTCTATCTAACCAGTCAGATTGACTTACTGTAGGTATATATTTCTTTAGTAAAGATGTTAATTTTATGTTTGATTCTGCTCCGTATTGCCCAAACGCTTTTTTGATTATAGCATTATGGTCAGAAGTGTTAGATGCCATAAAACCTCTAAGTGATTCTAATCCAGCTATATCGTTAGCCAACACGTCAGAAATGTAATTATTTCCGTGAATTGCCATAATTGGTATTCCTCCTTAATATTAATATTTTAAAATATATGATAAGAATACAAATACATAAGAAGCAAATTCTTATGTATTTGTATTTAAAATATGATGATTAGTCACCTATATGAGTTTCACCATTGATTACTTTAGCAGCGTCTGCAAGAACCATTTGGATATAAGAGTTAACTGACTTCATACCCAAATTAATCATTTTCTTACCTTCTACTAATGCTTCCATTATTACACCTAATTTATCTAGTAAGTCATCTCTTACATCCCCATCAGTTGCATTTGGGTTATTAGGGTTTTCTCTACCTAATTTGTCTATAGCTTTATCGATGCCTTTTTGAACTTTTTTGTATTGTTTTATCCATTTAATATCTCTTCTAGTAGCAGTTTCTATTCTTGCCAAACTAGATGCTAATGTTCTTTTAGCTTCGTCAGTTCTTACATCATTAGTTTCTCTTATAGTTTCTTCAGCTTCTTTAAGTCTATCCTTAATTTCTTCTAATCTTTCTTTCCATCCATCTCCACCAGACTCTATCATATTTCTAATAGATTCTATACTATCATAACTTCTAGCACTTCTTTTTGTAGTAGTTCCGTTATTAGTTTCAGATACTCCAATATCTGCTGCTGTCATTAGCATACAAGCAGCTATATCTATAGCTGATCTAGCATATGATTGAGGATTTCCTCCTGTAGGCGAGTTGTATCTGAAATTGCCCATAGTTGTAGTTGCAGCAACTATTGCTGCAGTAGCTCTAGTTATATCATGAAGAGAGTACTCTTTGTCTCCTTCATCTTCTCCCATATGCATTTTTAATCTGTTTATTTTTTCTCTGTACTTTTTAGCAAGTTTAGAGTAAGATTTCCATCTTCCATCACAGATAGTAATGAAGTCAACTACAGAAGTTATAAACTTCCATATTTTAGATAACATTTTCTTTACAGCTATAACAACGTTATACCCGCCTCTTTTAGCCATATTAGTTAAAGATTCATTTCCTAATGATCCTTCGTATCTATTGAATTCTTCTAATGCTAATCCAGCTGATTCTAACGCGATGTCTTGTTCTAAGAAAGCAAGTCCTACTACAGATTCCATACTAGATTCAGCGAACTCAGATAAGTTATCCATATCATCTAAAGCTAATAATTCTTCAGCTACGTTAGATCCAGCATAAGCTTCTGGATAAAAATCTTCATTAAAAGATTCTGTTCCAAGTGCTGCTTGTATATTTTTAATTAAATTATTCATATTAATTATTTCCTCCTTATATTAATTATAATGCTTTAGCTATTAACCATTTAGCATCAGTAAATAATTCATCTGCAACTTTTACATAGAATTTAGCAAATAAATTCATAAATCCAGCTGCATTTGTTAAGTTGTTTATTAATTCAGATAATATTTCATTACCAGTATCTCTCGCACCAGCTCTATCAGCTCTATCATTTGCATTTAATTGAGTGTAAGTACGTTCCATTTCTTTTCTAGCTCTTTCTAAAGCTTTGATACCTCTATCGACATCTTTATCGATATCTCTCATACCAGTTCTATGTCTATATAATTCAGCTAGTGCTTGATCGATATGACTGAATAATGCTGTATCTCTGTAATCTTGAGCAGTATCTTCTTTCCAGTCTTTAAGTTTATCTATCCATTGTTGTTTTACATCGTTATTAAATATTCTTAAAGCTTCAGCATCTTCTCTTCTTGATATAGGGTTTCTGTTATTATTTGCACCAGTAGTGACTGTAGCTCTGGCTGGTGTTGTTGATGGAGCAGTACCTCCTCCTAAAGCTACTGGATTACCGTTAACAGCTACTGTACCAGTAGTTCCAGGGTTATGTGTAGTTCCAGTTAATACAGCTTCTACGTTAGTAGTTGTACTAACTATCAAGTCTCTAACTCTGTTGTAAACGTTTATAACGTTTAATAGCCCAGCTGGTTGGTTTAAGTTTGTTCCATCAGTTCCCATGTAGTTAGGTAATTCTTTTTCTATTTCTTCATCAGATCCATTTTTAACTGATTTAGAAGTAAATTTAGCTCTAGCTTGAGTAACTTCTTTTCTGATCTTTTTAGCTTTATTTGCTAAAGATTTAAATATTTTCTTTGTGTTTGTTGCCAATCCAAGTATTCTTTTTAACCAAGATATGATTGTATTGATTAAAGATTTTACTTGAGCTAGCCCTGAGTAAGCTCTTCTTGCAACTACGTCTCTAATTGCTTCTTGTCCTACAACTTCTACTAAGTTAGATTCTATTCCGAAGTCTTTATAAACTTCTAAAGGATTAGCACCTTCCATAGAACATTCTTTTTCAGCCATAGCAACATATACATTTTCTGCGATAGATGCAGCAGCAGTAATTGCAGCAGCTTCAGCATCAAATACAGCATTGTCGATATCAGATTCGATTCCGATTTCTTCCATCATTTCATCAAGTAATGATTGAGGAGCTTCGTATCCAGCAGATTCATTACCGATATTCAATAATTTATTTATATCCATACTATTTATATCCTCCTTAGGTATATTTTGTTTATTTACTTTTAGTTTTTACCAGTCGTACTAGTTATAGCAGCACCTAGTCTAGATGCGTCTGTTATAACTGTATCTAGAAATTTATTAACATTTTGCATACATTTATTAGCATTAGAGCTAACAGCACTCATAAGTGTACCTATATTAGCTACTTTATTAAATAGCTCTTTTCCTTCATCTTCATTATTAGGATTATATTTGTCTACATATGCAAGTAACTTTCTACGAACTTTTTCAAAAGCTTCTGCAACCTTTTCAAAATTCCATAGATCTTTATTAGCTATGGCTATGTTTACAAAAGAACTAAGAGATTCTTTTATCATCATAAATGCTTTTTTATAAGGCATTTCTTCTGGTTCAGGAGCTTCAAGACCTTTAGCAGATTCTCCAAGAGCAGATCTAATTGCATTAGAAGTGTCTTTTAAATCTTCTTCTGCATTACCTTTACCCTTACTAGCTCCAGCAAAATTTTGATTGCTATTATTTTTATTCATAGTAAATAGATGTTTGATCCAATTCCAGATTCTCTCTACCTTCCCTTGATCATTATATCTTTTTTGAAGAGCTTGTTGTAATCCATTATTACTAGTCATCCAACTAGCTATATCATATTTTTGATTCTTAAAGTTGACATAGAAGTCTCCTTTTCTAGGATCGCACACAGTAGCAACAGATCCTATAGCAACTATTCCAGCTGTAAGATTGTATATGATTGTATTTATAGCAGATTTCTTTATTTCTTGTCCGTTTTTCTGTCCATTATTATTTGTAGTATCAACTTTATCTGCTTGATCAGTCTGATCTTTAATGTTATTTAATAAAGGTCCTAGCTTTCCTAATAAATAAGATGATATTAATACAGTAGATAAGCATTGAATTAATAATGGAGATGAATTCGAAACTTTTACTGTTTTTTCTTCACCTTCTCCATTTTTAAAATCTCCACCCATTTTTCCACTCATTTCGTTCATTTTCTTTAAGTATGCTTTTGCTTTATCGAAACCAGCTTTCAGTGATTTACGAATATTTACAACTCCTTTAAAGAAATTGACTATCCAACCGAAGAAGAAGTTTATAAACTTTTTAATCCATAATGTAAGATTTGATTTCACTCTCGAAGCCATGTTTTTTACTTTATCTTTGATTCCCATGTCTTCTGTACCTATGTATTCCATAAGTTTCTTTTCATCAAACATCAAAATATCAGAAAGTCCATCCATTTCTACTCCAATATCATAATCAAGAGCTGCATTAATCTCCATTTGTTCTTGCGCGGTTCTTTCACTCCAGGAATCTAATGCTTCTTTAATATTATCGTATGATTCGTAATGGAACTCGTCCATGTATATTCTTTCCATTTTTATATACTCACCTCCTTAGTTTTTCTGGTTTAACACACACATTGTTATTTGCTCAATTTTTCATCATTGTTCAATAAATCGTTGTATATATCTTTTAACTTAGATAAGTTTGTAAATATAGTAAAGTAAGTAGAGAATATATCATCATGTGGTTTTTCTATCATAACCGCAAGATAATCGTCTACTATCTTAGCTAATCTATTATATTCGGCTATAAGTTTATCAAATATTTCTATATGAGAGTTATCTTGTATTACAACACGTTCACACATAGATATATTTGCCTTTATTACATCTTGAAGTTCCAGAAACCTTTTTGGGAAAACGGAACGAACTTGCTTATTTATATCGTATTCTTGCTTGATAATTTCTTTTCTGTCGAGTTTAATAGCCTTTTTACTTTGTTTTTTCTCTCCATCTTCAGAATCGTCTCCTCCTCCAAAGAAGTCATTACTATCGTCATCTCCACCACCGAAGAAATCATCATCTCCTCCAGAGTCGAATGGGTTTCCTCCAGAATCATCTCCTCCGCCAGAATCAGAACCACCACCAAAAGGATTATCATCGCCTCCACCGAAACCTCCACTATCATCATCTCCTCCAGAGTCGTCGCCTCCAAATGGATTATCGTCTCCAGCATCAGTATCAGAACCAGAATCTTCATCCCCACCGAAGTCAGAATCTTCACCAATTCCATCAAATGGATTATCTTCTTCTAACGATATAGTCCAAATAGGGTAGTTTAAAGCAAGTGCTTCAAGTGTATCATCTATATATCTGCAGTCTCTGTATCTTCCTTCAAACGCTCCTTGACTTTCTTCTCCAATTTTATCAGCATATAAGTTAGTCTTCTTGATTGAATTTTGATTACCCATACTCCAATTAGAGCTATTAGAGCAAGCCATAAGTTTTTTATAAATGTCATAAGCCATCAGTCCTCCTCCCTTCTAATAATCTAATCCACCAGCTCTAGTCTCAACTGTATATCCATGTCCTCCACTCATAGAGACATTAAAGTAAGAACCACTTTGCATAAGAGCATCTATACGTTGACGACCATTCATAGATAGATCTTTATTAAATGTCATATAACGAATTCTATCTTTATTTAATAAATCACGCTTAAATTCAATAAGTTTCATTCTTGCGAATTCCATATTATGCTTTTCAGCTAGTAATTTATCAACAGTTTCTGGATCTCCTTCTTGTTTTGCATACTCAAGCTTTTGCTCGTGTCTTTCTAATAGACCGTCTATCTTAAATTCTAGTCTTTCTATCGCACGAAGTTTTACTTGGTTATTAGCTCTACGTTGTAGCATGTACATAAATGGTAAAAAGTGAATAGGTCCTAGTATTATAGTCCACACCCAAGATCTTACGGCATTTTCTCCCATACTCTTTATACGTTCAAGTATAATATCAAATTCATCATTAAGAAGCTTTTCTTGGAAATCAAGCATATCATCTTTTTGACGTTGATTACGAGTTTTAATTGCACGTCTAAGTGCAGCCCATACCCATACAGCAACTTTACGAGGAATTTTTGTAATATTCATAAATACTTGATACATTACGCTTCCTTTTCTAATACCAAATATCTTTATAGCTTGGTATACATCACGCATAGTTCCTATAAAACCTTCTGTTCCTACAGTATTAAGAGCATCGTTTACTTCTTCATTTAGAGCAGTTATATCAAAAAGACTCCATTCGATAGGCTGTCCGTCCTTTTGTTCTATAAGTATTTTATCATCAAATATAAAATAAGTAAGACTATCAAGCTCTACTAATATAGTATTAACTGCAGACTTAGGTACTTTTACAGTAGTTTGCTCTGCTTCTTCAGACGAAGTAGATACTTTAAGTCTTCCTTTATCGTTAGAAGTTACATATACAAAGGCATTAGTATCACCATGTTCTACTTGTATAGGTAAGAAATCAGTAGGACTTATTATATCTTCTGCAGATGCCTTATCGAGTTGTAGTATAGATTCTGTTCCAAATGTCTTATCTATATGCTTAAATACAGAAGATTCTACAGAAAGTTCCATTATATCTAGTGCAGATATAGAGTCAAAGTTGTTAGAAAGTACTTGATCAGCATCCGTAGTACCGATTGCATATGACTCTACTATAAGTTTTATTATCTCTTCTATAGTCATGGTCATAGTTTCGTTTACTTGTACAGGACGTTGAACAAGGTCTACTATTTCTGGCTGAGTTATTTCTGCCAATACGTGAGTAGGTATTATTTCACCAAACCACTTATTCTTATATATTTCTTCTGTATTAGAGTTTCCGAATGCAGATATAGCTAGCACTGAATCTTGTGTTATTATAAATGGTATACGAATAAAATAAGGATCAAATATTTCTACGATAAAAAGCGGTATAGCTTTAAGAGAAATATTAGTATTAATAGAAACGAATTTCTTTACTATACTTCCAGGAAAGATAGTTTCTATTAAAAACTCGAAGTTCTTCTGTACTTTATAGAAGTCGTCGGGTTTAAATCTTTCGTATAATATAGGCTTATTCTCTCCTTCGTTAAAAGATCTGTAGGTAAGAGACTTCTCAAGAGCTTTCTCTGTAATATACGCAGAACGTTTTGCTAGTATATATTCAGATACATTATACATCATTTACCTCCTTTACTATGTTATTTTTTGTTACATAAAAAGTTGTTTGGATGGGGGATATGGGTAATTTAAATAACCTAAAATTAACTATATATCATAGATATATAGAAACATAATATAAATTTGGCCCTCCATGATGACATTAGTGGATAAAGGGTGAATATCACTGGGAGGTGGTTTTTATGTCAAAAGAAACTTTAGTAAGTTTATTGAAAGGGATCTATAGAAATATAGATTCTGGAAACACTAATAATTATGGTAAGAATTTTGTGGCTGATTTGGTATTAGCAAGACCACAAATAAATCAACAATTTAAGTTGCTAAAAGCAGCAAAAGTCGAATACAGCGACGAAATCTGTATGAAAGTTTTAGAAAATGTGGGGTTGAAAAAATACTTCTAGCATTTTCTAAGAAGTCCTGAGCATGACTATAAACTGCTTATTTTTTTTTGTATTTGACGTAATAAAATGCATATCGCCAGATTTTACTCCAGCGATACACAGTTAAAACATTTTAGTGTTCATATCAAACCATTTAGACTTATTCTGTTTAGCACCAAATCCATTAGAAACGTTTCCTCTAGAACGCTTTTGCTCTTCTTGAAGATAGTCTGCATATGTAGGCATTGGTCTATTTTGTATTTTAGGATCGTCTTTTAGAGCTCCATAATAAAGTTCATAAGTATATTCATCTCCATAAAGCTTTACTTTACGTCCATTTTTAACTTTAAATATTTCTACATTTGTAAACTGTTTCCCATTTATTACCATAGGAACTAAATTATAAGATACTTCTCCTTCGTCTTTTGTAAATAGAGATTCTTCGTTTGTAAACATATTTACAGTTTGCATTACAGATACTATCTTAATTTTACTCATATCTACATAGAATTTGAACTGTTCTCCTACTTGTTTTCTGAAGTCTGTATTAAATATAAGACTGTATGCAAGTAGTGTAGCTATAAGTATGTCGTCGTGAGCCCCTGGTTTATGATCTATACGACCACTATTCTTTCTATAAAGAGTAGAAAGTTGTACAAGAGCTTCTTCGTGTGAAAAGGCGTATGGATATTTGTCTACAAGTTCGAATAAAAGCTTATCATACATATAGTCTCTGTAAGTACGCTCTCTTACTCCATATTCGATATAAGACTTATAATCAAGCTTTTTAGTAGTACTCTTTACAAGTACGTCTGCGGCATGCCCATCGAATAGTTTCTTTATACCAAACATCATAGGTTCTACTACTTCGTCTTTAGCAAGATCTGGTATTACAGATTGTCCTGGACCTTCTACTTCTATAGTAAGGATTATATTAAGATCGGGATTTATCTCTTTAAGATGTCTCATAAATCTCTTAGTAAACATAGTAGCTTCTGTAGAAGTCATAGTATTAGACTTAAACATAAATAGTTTTTCTCCAGTCTCCATATCTATAGCAAAGAATACAGTACTGTCATTCCCTGTTCCATGTGCTAAATCGACTCCAATATTAATAGTATTGTATCTATTTAGTAAAGATTTAAACGAGTCTCCAGCCATTTGTGGGAAGAATAATATATTAAAATACTTATCAAATATATATGTATCTGTAGCCTGAGTCTTAGTAAGTTGAGATATACGTCCCATTTGCTTTTGATTAAGAAGAGCAGCACTGTCAACATCTAGCCATTCCATAAGTATTTCTGTCTTAAACGCTTCACGGTTTTCAGTTTGTGCTATACGAGCTGATAGCCATTCTTCGCTGAATCCCATTTCTTTATATCCGTATTGAACGTTAAAGAAGTTCTTTTCTCCGTTTGTATCCAGATATTTCTTAAGATCTTTATAGTTATATTCAAATAGTTTAATATCGAATCTACACATTTTATTAAAGATAAAGTTATACATTTCACGTCCGTGCTTAGTATTAAGCTTACCAGCAGTAGACATATAATGAAGTCCATATCTTTTATTTGCTTTTTCTGCACGCATTCTGGCAGTAGAATTCGCAAGTTGCATTGCAGTAGTCATTGTAATTGCATGCGGAACGAAGTTGATTTCGTCATTTATACCGAATTCAAAAGTTTCTCCCCGTCCTACACGTTCTGCAGTAGTTTCAGTCGTACCAGCAGATGCAATCATAATCTGATTATTTTTGTATACATTATTTATATATTTAGATTTAGGAGAAGGTGTCATATCTGGACCTACTTCCCATATCTCTTTATTTTTTTGTACTTTCTTTACTATATTATGAAACTTCAAGTATGGAGGCATCATATTAGCAAAGTCTATCATCATCTTTCTGTTCTTACCAGCATCTTCTGCCTTAAAGTGAGCCACTAATATTTTAGTACCTTCTGATCCAGCTGCAAATTCTCCTCCACCGATACAGTTTATGTCTGTAGTTTTACCTACTTGCCGAGGAGCACATCTATAAGTATTAAAGCATTGGCAGTAAAGCCATAATATAGTCCAAGTTCCTATAGTCATTTCGTAAGGCATAGGATTTCCAGCACCATCTGGTATACGAGCGCATTCACGCATATAAAATACCATATTTTGTCGCATTTCAGTTGCAGCCGCTACTTGTAGTTCTGGAGCCAGATTAGGATTGTGCATATCTTGTCCCATAAGATTTCTATTAAATAGTATTAGAGGAAGATTAGGATTAAGATTTATCCCAGTTCTATCTCTAAGATCTTCTAGAGACATAGCAAATCTTACAAAGCTTTCGTTTACAGTACTATAGTCATAGAATATAGGAATAGTCTGTTGTGTTTCTGCATCATAATATATATCATAACATTCTGGCAATAGACCTTGTACATTAAATAGTTGCTTTTGCATATCTGTAAGCTTTGTCTTATCTAATGTAGCAAAGTTTCCATTGAATATTTCTTTATAGGGAAATTTGAAGCCTTTGTCTTCTTCAATATCTCCACCTTCGGCAAAGAAAGAAGTAAAGACTTCATTAAACATTTCCTTATAGCTATTAAATTCATCTTCAGATATATCTACAAGACTATTCATATCTGCTTCATACTCGTGGTTCTTTTTGGCTTCTAGTATAACTGCTTGCTGGTGCTCTATATAAGACTTATACGTAAACTTATCTATAAGAGATATTTGATCCATATCTATACCTACTTCACGCATATGCCTTAAGAAGGCTACAGTCTGATCTGTATTAAGAGTAGAAAGTAAGTTACTCTTTATAGGAGTAGCAGTAGCAAACATAGATTACCTCCTAATAATCCCATTTATTAGTAGTCTTAAGCTGTCCGTATAATCTAGTATTTCTTTCTTTGAATATATTTCTGTCAGAAAGATCTGATTGTAGACTAAAAACGTCTGAATCAAGTCCATAAAAAAGCGTAGCTAGATATTCGTTATTAGTACGTTCTAGTTCTAGATTTATTACATCACGTAACATACCGCATCTTTTAAGAAGTACACGTTGAGAATCTACTGTATTTGCATTTGTAACAGACGCCTTAAGTATAATAAAGTCATTTTCAAGATCTGTATAACGTTTTCTTTCTGTAAATGTAAGTTTGGCCATTATTTCTTGTCTTTCTTTACGTCTAAACTCTGCGAACTTAGGATCTGTAGGTTTAAGTAGAGCTTCTATTCCAAAGAAATTAAAAGCAGCCGCTTTATCTCCTTGGTAGTTCCAGCTTTCATATGCAGCTACAAGTCTTTCTGGGAAAGATTCACCATAGTTATGATTACTATCTTTATATACTTTTATTCTTCTATGCGTTCGCATAGGCATATTCATAGCATATGGATTTTGCGTAACAGTTACATAATCATTTGAATACTTTTCTTTACAGTATTCTATATACTTATCTATAGATCTTCTCATAAGGTATTCTTTACCTCTAAGTTTAGCCATACCAAGATTTACTACATTCATTACTCCTTTAACTGGAATATCTACTTCTGCTTGTGCTTTTACGTAATCTATAAGACTGTCTAGTGATACTCCGTATTCTTGATAAGCAGTCAAGTTATTTACAGTACTATAAGCCCATCTAGCAAAAGTAAGCTCAAGAAGTCTATAAATATTCATATCGCTGAAATATCCTCCTTCTTTAAACTTATCCTTGAGCATATGTACAATAGCTCTCATGCTAAATCCGTATGCAATAATCTTAGAGAATATAGCCATTCTTATATCTTTCTTAAGAGCTTTGAATTCTATACCAAACTTATCTTTAGAAGCTAGAAGTCTTATAAACGCAGCATTTACATCTAGAGCTATTATACAAGATTCTTCTATATCGTATACTTTTATTTCTTCTTTAGGAAATATTTCGATATCTCTATCGTATATAAATACAGCTAAGTTAGATTCTACGTTAAATCCTACTTCATTTTCATCTCCATATACTAGAGAATGTTGAAGAGAATTTAATATGTCGTCTTTATCTCTTCCTAGATCTCCATATTTAGGAGTTCCATATACATTTACATATCTAGTTGCTTCATGTATTCTGTTTTGTATAGCACTTAATATATGACATACTTGATATATATCCATAGATAAAAATTCTTTAAGTATATTAGGAGACACATCGTCTTTAAGTTCCATAATGAAGTCTTCAAATGGTTTAGTAGCGTTTTTCTTATAGTCATAAGCAGCTTCAGTTATTACTTCAAAGTCGTGTAATACTCCATCGAATATAGATCTTACTATAGCAACTGCTTCTGCATTCTCGTCTATAAACCTCGCTTCGTATGTATTAAGTTTATCTAAAATCAATTTAATTCACATCCTTTCTATAAAAATTAGTTAATATCACATAGTAGGTTGTTTCGATACAACCATGATATATTTGTCCGTGGAAACAAGTTTTTTGTAAACCTACAAAGAAGGAGGTGTATAAACATGTATGAAGCAATTCTTGATGGATTTAAAAATGTCCTAGGAGAAGACGGTTATGCAGCATTAGTAGCTGGTTTCACTACTTATGGTGTATATGTATTACTAGTAGTTTTAGTAATAGCAGCATGGTACTTCTTGTTTTACAAACCAAGTAAAGATCTTAAGAAAATAGTTTCTGCTCAAGTTCAAAAATCTTGGCAAAACTATAAAGTAGGAGAAGAAGACTTATCTAGTGAAGAAAAACTTGATAAGCTTGTAGAAAGAATAGTGGCAATGACTACTAAAAAAATCGAAGATCCTACATTTAAATTAAGATTTAAAAAGTTAGTTTTATATTTACTTAATACAGAAAACGTTAAAAAGAAAATAGGAAAACTAATAAAGTACGAATATGGAAAGTTGATTTCTGAGTAGGTCGTAATAAAATGTAAACCCCCTCAACAAAGAGGGGGAATGCATTTATTAACGTCATTTTAACTTATATTTATCTTCCCAGTCTTCACCAGGTAATACTTCATATCTACTCATATTACCTTCAAATTTAGGAGAAAATAGTAATAAGAATAACAGATACTTAAATATTGTAGGGTCAGTATACACTGGTTGATTCTTATTAAAGTATTCATTAATATACTCTCTTCTGAATTCTTTCACATTTTTTAATTTTATATAAGGCGCAAATAAAGCCTTTGAGTTAGTTACAGCTGAATGAGGAGCTGTTTTAAGATTAAGTATATCCTCAATATCACTTAAGAATATAACTCTATATTTAACTCCCACAGTTCCAGCTTTCTTGTATCTAAGTTGATAATGACCGTATATATTACATATCTCAGCATCTTCTTTTAGATGATCTATAAGCCCTTTTATGAATTCAAATCTCAAGAACTCTCTAAATCTAAATCTTAGAGTAGCTAAAGTTTGTGATTTATAGGGATCTTTTTTACCATTCCAATTTTCTTTAAGATACTTATAATCTTCTAGAAACTCATTAAGGAATGGTTCTAATTTATTAATTAGATATAAATAAGTATTATTCCATCCAAATTCCTTACATACTCTAACTATAGGTAGAAAATGGTATACTATAATATTAAAGTATTCGTTTCTTTCTCCATATAAAGCAGCGTAATCCTTGTTTACAAATTTTCTTTCTTCCATTAAATGATCAATATCTTTATCCAAGATTTCTATTATATTTTCTATAACAGGATAATAAATCTTCTTTTCCATATCAAATCATTCCTCCTTTATTTATTTAATATTTATATTAATACTAGATCTCTCTAATATTATTATCAAAGGTATAGTTATATATAATTAAGTAGAAATAGTATAGTAAATTTATATCTAGAGAAAGGAGATGTTGCGCATGGTTCCAAACCTAGAATTTGAACTATATGTGAGAAATTGGTTTTTACCCCAAAACCAAGATTTCACTGAAGAGATTCTTCTTTACCCAGATATTCATGCTAATTAGCTAATAGGCCTTTAGTATGCATATCTAAAAGAAACATCCAAATAATCACATTACATAATATCATATATGTGCTAGTTATACTATACTATTTCTACATTAATAGATTGTATTATTTTTTTTATATCAAACGTTTTTTAATATGATCTAAAACGATATCATCAATATACATAAAGTTTGATATATGTCTTATTAACTTATAATTAGTCATTAATTCAACGTCATCTTCAGAAGGATATTCAACATATTCTGTAGTTATAAACTCTGATAAGTCTATTATAGCACGAACTTCTTCGCAGTCTATTGAATTATCAAATAGTTTAACTATAGCATCTAGAGAATCTTTACCTCTTACTATAGGATTTCCATACTTCATATCAGCGGCCATAGCGTCTTTTACATCGTTATATAAAGCATTACTCATTATATATTTTTCTAATTCATATGCTACAACTTCTAAATCATATACACCTAAAGTCCAAAGTACTTTATGAATCATTTCTTGTACTTTAAATAATGCTACATTAGTTCTGTTGAATCTTTTAACTTTAAGCACATATCTAATAACTTTAATTCTTTCTATTATTAAAGATAGCTCTTCTCTAGTATATTCATCAAGAACTTTTCTATTTGGTGAATTGTCAAATAATATCCTAGCACATACTTTAGTGCATAGTGTAAGTGTATTATGTATCATTTTAACGCCTCCATTATTTGTGGTACTATTCTAGCTTCTGCATCATCAGATAGACTTTCATTCGGTCTGTATCTTAAGAAAGTCTTTACTTTATGGAACTTTCTATCTATTCCTTCTAGATCATATATAGAAGATACAATAGCTTGCTTTTTCATATTTTCATTACTATCTTTATTTTCTTTTTTATCTAAGAATTCTTTGTGTATAGCTATAGACTTCTTTATAAGTTCTTCTAATCCAGGTATATATGCTTTATCTGGATCGTTTTCATTATAAGAAAGTATAATAGATACTCCCTCTCCATTATTATTAAAGAATTTAAAGTAGGTATCACTTTCAAATTCAGCTAATTTATAAACAGGACTATCGTTTATAAGCTCAAGAAGTTCTGATTTATCTTGAGGTTCTACTCCGTATGCTAAGTTAGATAGGAAGAATCTATCAAGTATAAGATAGTATTTTCTACCAAAATCTTTTTCTGCATCATAAGTATCACGAAGTTTAGCAAGGGCTTCCATACGATTTCTTATCATAAGAGTCCAAAGCTTTTGCTCAAGAAGAGCTGATCTAGTTCCTTCCATATGAAGTATTTGTAGTATTTCATTTCCTGATTCTGATGTGTAGTCTGGGAAGCTAAGCATGATTACATCATCAGTCTCTTCTTTAATCTTACTTAAGATAGAGTTAGAAAGCGTGTTTTTACCCACGCAATCTAATCCTTCTATTATAATAGGAACTATCTTAATATATTTAATTGGATTTTCAGTTAAGTAGCTTCCGTATGGTTGTACTGATTGTAATACATTAGAAGCTATTTCATTTGCTAGTCTTAAATTCATTTATTATCAATCTCCTTTAATCTTTTTTAAATATAATCCATAGAGGACCGCCACCATTTACATACACTGCACTATGACATGAATTAGCAGGTTTTCCTATATCTAGAGTATAAGATGAGTCTGGGCTTAGCCAATAAGATTCTACACCTTCACGTTTTATAAGTTCTTCTTGAAGTTCTTTTGTACTTATAGAAGATAAAGTATTATTAGAATTAGGTGAGTTTTCTTCTTTTGCTAATTGCAATCTAGTACTTTCTACAGATTTAGCTATAGTTTCAAAAGATTTAGGAAACAGTCCACACATATAATCCTCACATATATTTCTTATAGCTGAGCATAGGATGTCTTCATTTTTAGGTACTATTATAGTGAATACATCGTCATTAGAAGTGTATTCTTCAGCACAATCACAAGCATTTTTAGCTATATCACTCATAGTATTAGTCCATTCAGGATCTTCAATGAAATCAAATCTGGTTTCTAAACTGTTCTTAAATCCTACAAACTTCTTGCATTCATCAAGTAATTCACTATAGCTCATATTAGATAATCTAAGAACACCTATATCTGTTTTACTATACAAGAATCCTTGCATAAAGCTCTTATTAAGTAATAAAGCGTTAATATATTTAGTATGTTTTTCTTCTTTAGCTTTTTTCTCTTCTTGAAGCTGTTTATTAATTTCACGTAGCTTATCTTCATTTATAGCTCCAGGGAAATGATTACAATACAAATTTTCATTTATTTTAGTTTCAGTTATATCACTAAGCATCTCTTCTTGACGACCTGCTACGAAATCTATAACTTTATTTATAGCTTCTTCTGTAACTTTCTTATATTCTTCAAATTCAGGACTTGCTCCAAATACATCTATTATATGAGGAAACTCATTTGCCTTATTAATAATGTCTTCATATGGAGCATTTTTAAGCCACTCTTTATCAACAGATTCTATAGCAGAAAGTTCTTTAACTAAGAATCCTTTAAGTATTTTCTGTCTTCTAGTAAGCTGTTCTTCTTTAGGATTTATTACAGAGTCTACTTTTTTAATCAAATCTTGTATTTCAGCAATAGCTGGATGCTCTAGTTCTTTAGGAACTGTAATAGTCGCTTCGTCACTAGGTTCTTCTTTATAATCTTTAGATATCTCAGAATCATCCCATATATGTTTTTCTTCATGAGTTTCTTCAATAACTTTAGTTTCTTCTTCTTTAGGTTCTAAGTCCTTTTGTAACTTAGCAGCTAAATCTAGCATATAAGTATAGCTTAAGTCCTTAGTATCTATACCATTAGACTTTAATAGATTTTCTAAATAAGCCTTAGACTTCTCTATTTCTTCTCTACCTTTAGATATTTCATCGTCCATTTCTTTAGCATAATCTTTCATAAATGATTCACCTGAATCATGTGTATTATCATTTATAATTCCTGGATATAATGAGTATGCTTTATTATATAATTCTATATCTACTTCTTTGGCTCTATTTATCAATTGCTTTAGAGTGTACTTATCAACAGGTATTATATGTTCATCAGAAGATAACTTATCATATAATAATTTATAGCACGCGTCAACACTATTAACAGCTATACTCATAGTTTTATCATTCTCTCTAAATTCTTCAGTTACAGGATTTTCTTTAAGAAGTTCTTCAGGTTGAGCAAACTGAATTTTTTCAGCAGTTTTTTCACGTGGTTCTGGATTTATATCATTTATACCAGTTACGTTATTTTCTTCAGCTAATATTAAAACATCTTCAAGAGATAGACCACTACAGTCTATCCCTTTAGCTTCAAGTTCTTTAACAAAAAAATCTCTTTTTAATGATTTATATATTTCTTTATCAGTCATCTATATCTCCTTTCATTACTCATCAAAATCATCGTCACTATTATTAGATTCTACGCTGTAGTTATCATTACTTCCTTCATTAGCTATATCCTTATCTACTAATTCCGCAGTAGACTGCATATTAACCTTACTAGGATCTAGTATATCTACTCTTTCTATCTGTCCTAATAGGCTAAACATATTCTTAAGTTTGCTTACATTATCTTCAAGTTCATCAGCAGTCTTATTATTTACTTCAAGTTCATAACTAAGTCTAGCTTCTAAGTTTTGCATACAAGCTGATAAGAATTTGATTTTTCTCTTTATCAATTCTTCATCATTACCAGTATAATCCATAAGTATTCTAGCTTCCATTAAGTTAAATGGTCTATCATAGTTATCCATAACTCTAGCTTCACGCTTAAACGTACTCATAGCTTTAGATGAGGCTTCGTCTCTATCTTTAAAGATATGAGGCATATCAGCAGATGGATACATTCCAGTTCCTTTCTTAAATACTCCTAAGTTATCACAATCTATAATCAGGTTATAAAGTCTGTCAAACTTAGTCGCTACGTTAGGAAGTTCTGTAATAGTCTGTGCTTCTGTTCCTGTTCTAGATTTCCAGAACCTTGCGAGTACAGAAAACGGTGCAAGCGACGGATCTAGATTAAGCTTAGTTATAACGTTATCTTTCTGTGCGTGCTTTTCTCTGTCTGTCGTATCTATAGTCTTGTAAAGTACAAGAGCCCAAGATACTTTTTGCTTAAGTACTTTTGGAGCAGAGATCTTTTTATCTATTGGAGCAGACTTAAAGTCTCTTGATGGCGGATTTCCATCTATAGAAACATTTGGTTTTAAGTGAGCTACCCAAATATAAGCTACATTTCCATCAAAAAGTCCACTAAGAGATTTACAAAGTCTTGCCATTTGTTTATTATCTTGTAGAGAACCTTCGTTTGCAAATATATCTTTTGCTCCTTTAATAGTCTTATCTCCACTATAAAGAGATGCTCTAAGGGACGTTACAGTATCTATTATTACTACGACATAAGGCATCATCTTTACTTTTCTATTTATTAAGGGATTAAAGAACTCTACAGGCTTATAGTTTTGAGCTTTATATTCTTCATCTTCTTTTACAAGTACATCCCACATATCTTCTACGACATCAAGTGGAGAATATACTGCTATCTTTTCATCTGGATTTTCTATAGACGATAGATTACGTATACGGTTTTCTTTATATACAGTACCGTCTGCATCTATTACTATTACTTTATGGCATGGGAATCCCATATTAATAGCAAACGTAGCTGCATCAAGTGCTAGTGTAGACTTACCTGTTCCCTGCTCTCCAGCTATAAGACCTTGTGTCCCAAGTTCAAATCCTCTATTGATCGATGTGAGTTTAAATGTTTGAGGATCTCTAATGTTTTCTCCGAACATTATATCCAATGTTGTAAATCCTGTCGGTATAAATCTGTACAAGTCTTTTGCATTTTTAATTACTGCCATAATTAATCATCACTCCTTATTCTTCTATTTCTGCATAATACCCTATTCTAGTATTAAGTACTCTAAAATAGTCTTTCATATAATCTATTTGCTCATATAAGCATTCCATTTCAAATCTACTAAGAGTAATATCATCGCCGCTATCTGCTTTGTGGTAAAAATCTTCAGCTTTATCAATTCTTTCTTTTAATTCATCTCTTTCTTTTATCATTCTTTTTACAAAATCTTTCATAATATTTTCTCCTTTTTATTAACTGTTTATTTTATGTTCATTTAAATCAATTCCTAATTTATCAGCCAATTCAAGTAAGCATTCTTTAATAAATGACTTATCTTGACTAGTGCTATTTTGAATACTAAATCTGGCATCATTTTCAGACACTGTCTTTTCTATATCTCTCATAGTAGTGTATGCATTATCCATACCAAAAAACTCATTATACCATTCCTTATTAATTGCTATTAAGTTAGCTAGAACTTTAGGACCTATTATAAAATTAGGAGCTACGGTTCTAATATACTCCTTATATAGTCTAGGATAACGTATCAGTATATCGAACTCTTCTGACAGAGTAGGAAACTTTCTTCCATTAGTTAATCTATAACTTAATAGATCACATGCGTGGTGACTGTTTTCGTCTGCTAGCTTTTCATCAAGAGTATAGAAAAATAATATAGAAGTTATTCTTTCTACGTTATTATAAGTAATCTCTTCGTCTTTACCATAAGAGATAGAACCTGCTACTACAGTAACATAATAATTTGTAAATTTTATATCTAGTATAGCAGTATTACTCGTTATGGTGTATATAGATGTTATGAATTCATATACACTATTAGTTATATTTAATATAGATTTATAATGAGATATATCTTTATCTAACTTAGCGTCATTTAATTTCTTATTAACGCAGTTTTCATAATCATATACAATGCTCATAGCTTCCTCATACTTCATTTACTCTTTCTCCTTTTTTAATTTTATTATAATCATTAAGTATAAACTCTTTTACAATACCGTCCATTCTATCATAATCATTAATGATTAGTATAGTTACAAAAGGATCTTCCTCTTTAAGTATATCCTTTTGGAAATCATAAGAATCTATCCCATAATCAATTATTTCGTTTTCTCTTATATCTATCTTATGTATATTAATTTTGAACTCTGCAGATATATCGTATTCAGGATGCCCCATATTCTTATAGCTAATCTCATCATTCTCTATAGCGTATTCATATACGATTATACTAGTCTTCTCTTGTTTACAGTAGTTCTTATAATGTCTATAGAGAAGCTTTAATACATCTTTACTAGGATTTACAGTAAAAGTCCAATATCTTCCTTTTATATCGAGCTTATTAAAATCACTATTATTACCAAGAGAATAAGATCTTACTGCTTTATCCAAGATAAAGAATTCTTTTCTATTTTCTTCTTTAATATTCTTTAAGTCTATTATTATTCCAGTAGCAAACATACAAGTTCACCTCCATTATTTGTATTAGATCACACATAATTTGTAAAGATAAAATGACGTAAATAAATGTATTTCCCAATATCTTTAGTATTGGGATAATTATATATTATTAAAATGTAGTAGTAAGAAACATTATTATCTCCATCTGCGCATTGATCTACACCCATTGCAATGAAAGGAGAGTGATAATATGATCTATATGATAAATAGCGATGATTTAAATACATCATTAGTTATAAATTATAACCAAATTTTAAATATAATTGGTTATAATTATAAAGAAATATTAGATGATTTTATAGCTAATCATAGTATAAAAGATAAACTTGGTTATGACGTCGTTAATTTTGGATATTTAAATGATTTTAAAAGAAGTTTTCCAGAACTATTTAAAATCATAATGAGAGTATCTAAAGTTAAAACTATGTAATTAACTTTATCTTATATACGAATTCTTACTACTACACTTATATATTGTATATTTTTTTTTCGTAAATAAATGTATATGATACCCAGAAAGAATCTAATCTTTATCTGAGTATCAAATAAAAAAAGAAGGCTGAAAAAATGAATAGGTAAAAGAATTAAACTATTCATATTTTCAAAGAATGATTAGCATGTCGATCAATTAGAACAGTGGGTTGATGTCTACGCATTGATCTACACTTGTTTTGTTTTCCTACCATCTTTCTGGAGCGTCTATAAGATCTGTATCAATGTCCATAGACTTAAGTATTTCAGAGAAATATCTAAGAGACTTCTTATTCGTACTATTATCTGTAAGATCTTTAAGCGATACTTCCCCAGTCTTTATTATAGATTGCTTCATTTCTTTCTTACTTACTAAGTCGTGTGATGCAGGACCCATAAGCTCACGCATAACGTTATTCATATCGTGTCCTATTGTAACTGTAAGCTCAGAGTCTGAGAATTGTCCAGATTTAGCTGCTTTACCTGTAACTTGTCCTGCTATATTACGTGTAACGTTTTCAGATGCTGCCTTACCTTCCTTCATCGCTATTTGTTGATTTGCTCTAGCATATAGTGGAAGTATAGTGAGCTTCTTTCTAGTAAGAACTCCTCTTCCATCTTTATTTCTATAGATATGAGGCATTTCTACTTGCTCTGTAAGTATAATCTTTTCTTTTGCTATAATTCTATCGAGTATTGTAGGCTTAGGTTCTTTTCCAGGATCGAAGTATATTTGCATAGGATTTATCAAATATTCTACTAGTTCCTGCCTAGTCATACTTTCCATTTCATTTCTTATTCTATCTGCATTTGCAGGATCAAGCTGTTCGAATATATCCAACGTATTCTTTATAGCTTTCTGTAGTTTTTCATCATTTATTTCAGCCATTTTTAACTCACTCCTATCCCAACACATTTAACAGAACCATTTTCTTCTGATAATTGGTACATATTTACATGTCCAAATTCATTTACAACTACCACAAGATAGTCTCCTTTATCAGCAACTGATATTATTCTACCTTGTAATTTGTATTCTACATCATTATAATATATTTTATTTGTAGCTTTATCGTATCTTAGCATATCTATATTCACCTCCTATTTAATCATAAGCGCAGTATAATGTAAATTTAATAAGATATATTTATATAGATATTTAGCCATTTCTATTTTATTAAATGTTTTCTTTTCATCATCTGTCTTATCTTTAAGCATCTCAAACACAATTACATCAATCTCATCACGTATCTGATCTATTCCACGTGGAGCTGTAAATTGCTTTACAAAGTTCATTCTAAAGTTCTTAAGCGTCATATTATCTCTATTACGATTCATCCACTCATTAAGCATCATATTACTTACTTTAGAAATAGAACCAAACATATTTTCCCATTGAGATATAAATACTAGTCTATAACGAAGCTTTTGTACATTATTAGACGATAGATTTATAGCCTGTAAGTATTTATCAGAAATATAGGCCAAGTTATCTACAGATTTAGATCTTATATTTTCAAATATTCCTGTTCCTATATCTAGATTATCAGTACCATCTAAGTTTGTACTATAACGAAGTTGTATCTTTAGATCTGGATCGTTAAAGTTTTCGTAGTATTTATTAGCGATAATACGCATAGTATCGTACACACGAGTTCTACAAGCTTGCATACAAGCTACAAGCTGAGCGTCAGTAGGTACTTTAGGCATCTTTTTAAGATCACTATTTATATATGTCTCAGCCTTTTTATTAAGTACTAGTAACAGATTATAGTTAAACTTCTTAAAGTCTGTACGTCCATCTGCTTGATCTACAGTATATTTCATTATATTCTTATCAAATCTTCCATTAGGAAAGAATGTCTTAAGACTTACTGTATAGAATATCAAGAATAAGAAGTTTATAAATATAGGCTTCTTAGTTCTAGCGTAACTCATAATAAGACCAAACTTTATATCAGATGAAAGCTTCTTTACTTTAAAGAACTCCTTCGATTTCTGTATTTCCTTCCAATCGTCTTCTGTAATATTGTAATATTTTCCTATCGCTATAGAAGTATTATTAGAAATAATTGGAGTATGCTTTATAAGACCGTCTGTAAGTATTGCTATATTCTTATTTATATAAACATTAATAGCTTCTTGGACTAATATATCAGTATCCTTAGTTGACTTTCTATTATAGATATCAGCTATAAGGGTTTTATTCATGAAATATTCATCTCCTCTCTTATTAAATTAATTTACATATAGGAATTGTCTGGAGTAAAACGGCGTAAAAAAAAATAATGGGGAGAATCTAATCTCCCCCAGTGGTAAAAGTTTAAGTTATGGCAGTGACTTAACTTATTATACCGAAATCAAAAATAGAAGTTAAATATATGTTATCAATTATATTTAAACATCTACTTTTGTTAATACTATTTTATGTTATTAGCATCTTTATGCTTTTTAAGCCATTCGATACCATCTGAAGTATCTAAATATGTTGTTAATACAGAGTTAACAAAGTTCTTAACATCATCTTCACTATTATTACACCTACTTAAAAGTCTACTCATAAGACGATGGTTTAGTTCAACTCTATTAATTTTAGTTTCTCTAACTCCTTCTTTATACCCTTCAGTATAACCATCGCTATATGTTTTCATTGCATATTCTTCAGCTGTTTCAGAAAATAATCCCATATCAAATACCTCCATATACTGTATCGTCTTCATATATAACTTCTATCATATCTGGAGCTACATGAACTAATGTCTTAATAGGGTTCTTAGATAAGACTAAATCACAATCACTAGTGGCAACTATTTTATCAGATATATTTTTAATCTCTGCAACGAATCCAGGATCTGCTAATAATCCCAATTGATTTGGATTCATCTTAAATCTCATTTCATAATATGTTTCAGATTCAACTGAATTCCAATACATAGCAGTTACCCAAGATGGGAACTTTTCTCCAGGATCGTGCATTTCATGTGGTATAACTTTATACTTATACTCTTTAGTAGCTCCATTTCCTATTATAGTAAAGACATTATACTTTACCTTTTTTTCGTCTTCTAACTTTACACCGTCAACTATACTAAAAGAATGATGATATTTTACACGTTCCATTAAGTCTTCTTTTACTGGAATAGTGCAAGCTCCGTCTTTACATTCTATTTCTTCTTTAGGATTAACTAGATCTTTTATAGTATTTTCTATAAACTCTACTATCCCAATATTCTTTTCATCACAAATCTCTACCAATTTTAGTAGAGTTTCCTTATCAATTTCAATATTTAAATTCATGTAACTTCTTTCCTTTCTTTTATTTATTTCCATAATCATTTGTCATCTCCTTTAAACTTATCAAATATTCTTTGTAAGCATTCATCATTTAATCCCTTAGTAGGATCTACTTTGATAATTTTATCCATATCATGATACGGAATTATATCACCTATATCATCATCTACTATAATATAGTCTGTAGTATCATTTATATCAGACATAAGCCATAATGATTCTATTACAGTTTGTATTTGCTTTCCACGATCTCTACCGTCTACTGGTGTAAGACCTATTACAAGATTGTCTAGCTTATAAGAACATACTCTTCCAAAATATTTATTAAAGAAGTTATTCCAATCTTCGACAGTAGTTCCCATACGCCATGTAGAAGATATAACTATTTTAATATCATTATCTTTACAAAACTCTAGCAGTCTTATAAAGTTAAATACAAGTCTAGGATCAAATTGACACCTATGATCAACACATCCTTTGAGTATTTCCATATGAAGATCTAAAGAAACACAATACCTATCTGATACAGTGTTTACTACTCCATCCATGTCTAGAAATATGAGTTTCATATATCACTACCACCTTTAATAAGATATTCAAAATACTCTCTATAAGTATCATCCAAAAGATTACTACTAGTATTAATAACTGAAGTAGCATTACGTTCACATAACACTGACTCTATAATATGTCTGTTATCATTAAATATCATAGGAGTTAGTTTATCAGATAATAATTTCAATAAGCTATCATCATTGGATATATCGTTAAGCACACGCTCGCTCATAATATATCTTATAACTATACCTATACTAGTATTATCTGGAGAATTATAAAACGAGTAAGCATATAATATATCAGTGTTTATTAGCTTATTATCTAAGTCTAATATCTCGTTTTCATAATAGTTTTGACATTCTTCAGCAGTGATATAATTACTTAATGGAGCAGCCCTGTATAAACAAGCTTTATTTAATATATTATACTCTCTCCACATAATAGGAAGTTCATATCCAGTTATAGTACATGTTATACCGTCAACATTAGTTAGCATTTCATTATTAAAGTTTTTCATCTTAATCACTCCTTTTATATTACAGACTTTATAATATCATAATCTACAGCTACTTCTAGATACCCATCAGTCATAACAACTTTTTTATTTTTAGGCTCATCCTTAATATTTCCACTAAACCAAACTATAATATTCTCATTATTTTTTATACGTTCAACTAGCTCATCAGCTATAACCTCTACCGCTTTTTCACTAATAGGCTTGTCTGTAACAAAATTAAATCTATATACTAATGTAGCAACACCCTCTTCTTCTGTATTAAGTGTTACAGAGTATAAAGCATCTGCAGTTATAAGATTTTTATCTAAATCTAGTACAGGTATATCACCTTTTCCAAATACATCTACCTCATCAGCATCTACATAATTTTCCAATGGTGCAAATCTGTACATAACCTTATTAGCTAATACAATATATTCAGCCCAAGTAACAGGTACCTCATACCCACTTATACTACACTTAATAACATCAACGCTAGTCAACATTTCCAAATCAAAGTCTTTCATCTTAATCATTCTCCTTTTTATTTCATATTTCTTATTATATAATACACAAATAAGATTATAATTATAGGTGCGACTATATAAATCCATTTATGCACTAGTAACACGTAGTTAAAAAACTCTAACATAAAGTTCTCCCTTATCTATTATGTTTATTATTAAACGACTTTAATACATCCTCAGCAGTCTTATTTAATGCTAGCTTATCATATTTTTGCTTTTCTTTTTCACTAAGCTTAAAGCTATCAAAATTAGGGTTATCAGAAGTTCTTCTAATGACTGCTTCCATAAGTTTGCAGGTTTCTATAAAGTCAGATGCTCTAGTCTTTTCATTCTTTCTCTTCTTACGTATATCTATTATATTAGCTATAAGAAATACTATAACAGCGGCTATAGCAAATACAGTTATAAACTCATTCATACCGAAATCAATATCTGGCATAATATCACTCCTATCCTTTAATCATCAAGTACTTCTCCACATAGATATCTATTACTAAATACATCTCTACGATACATGTCTTCCATTATGTTTTCAATAGCTTCAGAAGAATCATCGATGATTTCAACCTCATACGATTTTATTATACTACTACTAAAGTATATAATTTCTTTCATAACTCTTATATCTCTCAATAGGTTCTTTACAGATTCCTCATCCTCTACTAATATATCAATCTTATAGAAAGTATTATATAGTATAGGATCTTTAAAATCCTTATACTTCTCTGTAATTCTTACTATTTTGATATTGTCTTTGTATATTTCATATACATATGTACGTTCATGCCTGTTATCAACTATAGTAGTATAATTCTCAATTTCTATCATTTTTATAAGCATTCTTAGATTCCCTCCTTTTACACATTCATTATAGCAGAAATAACTTCATTAAGCTTTTTATTAAACTCTATTTCAAAGTCTTTACCACGTTCAGCCACTATTTCTTTTCTTAATTCTTCTTCGTCATATGTAGACATATAACGTCTTATAGTATCATTATGTCTATTCCAGAAATCCTTGGCTTCTTCTGATGTAAGTTCTGTAAAGTCAGTGCTCATTATACGATCCATGTCCATTTCTACAATTTCTTTTAATCCATTTCTTTCCATAATCATTATCCTCCTATTTATTTCATAATATAATCTTACTCCATTATAAGCTCACTTGTATTATCATCATTACTTTCCATTTCCGACATCGCGTCATCTAAACTATCTACATCAACAGATTCATCTATAGATTCATTTGAAGCTTCTTCTGATAATGACGGTTTTAAACATGTATCATCGTCTTTACTCAACTTCTCTATTTTAGATTCTAATGCTTTTTGTAAGACTAAATGAGGTAAGTCTACGTCTTTACCAAATAAGTCAAATAGCTTTTCCATTAATTCTTCTATAGCTTTTTTACGTCCAGCTTCAAATCCTTTTCTATAAGCTTTATCTAAATTTCCTTCATTTTCTTTTCTAGCATCATCTTGTCCATCATAATATCCTCTATTATAATGATCAGATGCGTTAATACTTCCATAATAATCCTCAGTGTCGTCATCTTTCCAACTATTGAAAAACATGCCCATAATTATCTCCCCTTTTTAAATATACTTGGTATACTCAATGTTTCAGTTACAGTCTTTTTTAAATCATCCATACATCTGTCGTAATCAAACTCAGCATCACGAACTTCACTATTTAAAATAACTTTCTTATCTGTAATGATATCTGGGTTTGTAGTAAAGTCACCATAACTCATAAAATCTTCATCAATATACTTACTCTTTTTCATTCTTAAATTCCTCCTTATAATCATCACATAATTCATCATAACCTATATTTAATAACTCATTACTGTTTTGAATACCAAGTTCGTAACCTTTTGATAACATTCTTGCTACGATACTATTAAGAGCGTCTATAGCTGCTTGATACTCTAACACCGTAACACTACTGAACTCACTACCAAATGGTATCAGACCATTACTCATAGCATTTGATTGAGCTTCTTTAAAAAGTATTTTAAAAGCATTTATATTATCCAAATGGTCTACATAGAATCTTAAACTGCACCAATTAGCAGATGCAGTTCTACTACGAACTCCTACTATATCTACATTATTTGAAGTCAATATACTGGCAAGCTGCGTATTAATAAATACATGCATGTCTTCTAATAATGTTTTATATTTATTATTTTCAGCATATGTATCAATAGGTTTAGCCGTAATAGATAAAACATTGATACCTATGTCGTACTCATCTATGTCTACTTCTAACTTAGTACTTCCAATAGTAAACTCAAAATTCACATCTTTAACTCTTTTATCCATATTTTTATCTCCTTTTAAATTATACTTTACTTATTCAACTAATTATTTATTGTATTAATATATACGCACTTTAGTTATACCAGCAGGACCTCTAAATGTAGCACAAAAATACAACTCTACAGGGATTACTTCTTCTTCATCTTCTGGGGTAAATAACTGTAACTGAACTGGTTCTTTAGATATTCTTTCTAGAAAAGAAGCCATTAATTCTTCCTTTTCTTTAATCATCTGATTACTTATTTCTACATTACGTGATAAATAATCGAATATAGCTTCTGTATTTTTTATACCTTCTGCTGTCTTATACGATATGTATTCTTTATATTCTTTATCAGTCATCTATATCTCCTTTAGAAACTTTATAACGATAGTTTAATTCATTATCATATCTATTAGTCTTTACTAGACCAGTAGATATAAGATCATTTTCTTTTAAGAAAGCTTCTATATAATAGTTTGCTATAGGCATATCTATCTTTAAATGCTCTTTATTAGTAAAGCAAAGTCTTATATTAAGAAACATTACACTATCTTCATTAGTTTCTATATTCATACGAAGTCTAGTTCTTTTATGTATTAATATATTCTGTTTATCAGTCATAATATTCTCCTTTATAAAAAATTCTCTCTACGGGCCTTTACATTATCTAAAAAGATAACGGGGCATGCATTAAGGCTCCCGCCTTAATTACACCGGTCTAACTACATAACCATATTGTGTAAAATATCTCCTGATATTATGCATGCCCAGCCCGTAGAGAGAATCTACGGGGAGCTGTCCAACTCCTCGGGCATCTTTATGTGGAAGATTTTCAACACATAGATCATGTATCATCGATTTTATATTTACTACTTTCATTAATAACACCTCCTTTCTTTTATTATTTGTATTAATTTTTTTCATGCTATCAATTACTCTCATAAATAAGTTAAAATTAGACAGCTCCCCAAGCAGACTCTCATCGTTAGCTTTTCTACAAACATTGATGGGCGATGTCTTTATCACAAAGCTAGATCAATATATCGTTTATATTACACTAGTCCGAATCTGTACCGCTGGGATATGTTAGTCGTAAATAAATGCAGATACCCCAATAATCATTTCTGAGTATCAGGGTATGTACATTTATTAGTTAACTTTTAAATCGTTAATACAGTTAAATATATATATTTATCTGTTAGCTAATTATTTTCTGTTAAAAGCGATTTTTATAAATCTATCGAAGTCAACTGATTCATTAGAAACAGCTTCAGGTTCTTCAGGAGTTTCAGATGTAACACCAGGTCTTACTTCTTCTCCTTCGTGTACGAATGTAGGTTCTTCTTCAGAATCTCCAACGTTAACGTCTGACATTTCAGATACATTAGCAAATGCATCTTCTTCTTGTTCAGTTCCTTCATCAACTTGATCTTCTGCAACTTGTTCTTCAGCAGCTGCTTGTGCAGTTTCTAAGTCATCTCCATCTAACATAAAGTTATCTTGCATTTCTACAAGTAATGCAGATTCAGATTCAGTATTGATATCTTCAGCAGCTTCTGGAGATTCCTCAACTTCATCTTCTACTTCCACTTCTTCAGTTTCTTCTACTTCTTCAACTGGAGCTTCATCAACAGTTTCTTCTAAAACTTCTTCATCTTTTATTTCTTCCACGTCTTTTTCCTCCTTATCTTCACTTGGGTATTCTTCTTCAACTTCATCAGATTCTGTAGCAGCAACTTCACCACTTACAGTTCCAACTTCTTCTCCACATCCATAGCATTCTGCTTCAGCTTCAACTGGCTCAGGTTCAGGAGTATTTCCTTCTAAGTCATTTTCAGCTTCAGGTGTAGGTGTAGGTTCTCCAGTTATTTCTCTTGGAGATAGATTTTCATTTAGATTAGTAGTAGCATCTAGAACTTCTTCGTGTTCTATTACAGATTGGTCTACTCCCATTCTTTCTTCGATCTTATCAAAGTCTTCAGGTATATAATCAGCAGTAGGATCTATTACAGCGTTAGGATTTCCTTCAGCATCTGCTACTTCGAATTCAGTTTCAAATGTAGCCATACTACCTTCGATTTCTTCAATTTCAGATCTCAATTCATCAGGCATTTCAGATGTATCGAATATAGCAGCCTCTGCGGCATCGCTATCAGAGTTTATAAAGTCTTCCATGTCTTCTACAGCAGTAGATTCATCATCGACTTCTAAAACATCATCGAAATCATCTATTATGTTTTCAATATCTTCCATTTAGATATCCTCCTTTGTTATTTATTTAATATATTACTAAAAAGCACTATGGCTTGTCTAGCGGTATCAATAAGCTCTTCATCTACTAATGATAAATCTATAAGTATAGCCTTTTCTAAATAATTCCAAGGCATTTTAGTCATAGTAGTAAGAGTATCTACTACTACATTTCCATCAGTAGATCCTTCATTCATAGATATATTATACATTTTACTTAAGTCATTAAATAAAGAATGTATCATAGTAGAAGCGTTTATAGCCTCGTCATCTTGATATGGTTGATTAAACTTATCCAAGATGTCTTGTGCTACTGCTCCGAGTTGTACTAATTCTCTCAATACTTCTTCATCCGCAGTAGATATATCAAATCTTTTTTCTTCATTAGTTTCATCTTCCATACCTACTCTTTTAATATAAGCAGGTGGTATAGTTTCAGATAAAACATTTTGCACCATTTCAGTAGTTTCTACAGTAGCGTCTGGTACATCTATACCATGATCTACAGTCGATAGTAGGCCTATTAAAGAGGCTCTACCTTCCTCTGAGCTTATTTTAGATTCTAACCAAGATAATACACTCAGATTCTTTTCAGATAGGTTTATTTCGTCTGTATGAGTTTTGTAATATAAGATACATTTATTTATGAATAATATTACACTTCCAGCTAAAGTAGACTTATCAAAGCTTTCAAGACTCCACACAAAGTCTATAGATTCATTTGCTATAGAAACGTCTTTAGGCTTCATTTTCATAAGTCTTCCAACGTAAGATTCATTCCCATCTTCTTCATCTTCGTCGTAATCATCATCATCCATATCATCATCGTCGAAGTCGATATCGAATTCTTTTAAAAAGTCATCACTATCAAGATCGAAATCATCTCCTATTTCAGAATACTCGCCTTCACCTTTCTTATCTTCAGCTTCTCTTAGAGCAACTGATATAGCCTGTCTGTAGGCTTCTTTACATGTTTCCTTTACGTCTTTAGCAAATATACCTAGCTTACTACTATCTTTCTTTGCACGAGCATATACAGCCTTCATAATATCATCCAGCTTTTGTTGAGTATTTACTTTAACTCCGTGAAGTTCTTCAGCATTATCAACGCCTTTCTTTATTATGTCTGTAAATACTTCAGTAACGTGTCCACGTACAGCAGTCCCCATTTTCTTCAAATAAGACTTTTTAGCTTTTTCTTGTTTTTCATCCATCGTCATTAACACCTCCTTAATAATAAAGTTTGTTTAAAACACGTATTTGTTTCTATGCAAAATGACGTAAAAAAAAAGAAAGGTGAGGAAATGAATCCCCACCAAACTTTTTATTTAATACTATTATTGAATTGGTTGAATCTTTATAGCTCCTACGTCTTGTGTATTTAAAGATTTTGGAGTTACATCTGCATTTTTCTTTATTAAAGGTGCAGCTCCAGTAGGTTGTATTCTTACTGTAGAAACGTCCACTGCTGATGCATCTTCTCTAAGAGTTTTTGCAGCAAATTTAGCCCAATCATGTCCATTCTTAAGTATTCTATTTCTGATAGAATCAAAGAATCTACATACTTGTCTTTGAGCATTGAATTTAGCAATTCCATCGTTAGCTAAACCAATGCTTCTTAAGCTATCATTATTAAGTCCTGTTTTAAGACCGTTCATGATTTCATTGTAAGTATTAATATCTAAACCATTGTCTTTAGATAGTAATATAGCTGCTAAGAAGTCACCAGTATATATTAGCTTATCTTTATGAGCTATAATTTCAGGTGATACCATAGCTGCAGTATACATAGTAGTAAGAGCAGCATTAGCAATTCTTAAGCTAGCAGCGAAAGCTTCAAGAGCATTAGCCATATTAATAGTATCTAATTGTAAATATTCGCTTTCTCTTTTTTGCTTTGTAATTGGATCTACCATATACACTTTATTCAAGTGTGCAGTAATAGCAAAATAGTTTTCAGCATTTTCATCTCCCACTTTAGCTTCAACTTTTTCTACTTTACTATCTTTTACATTAGCAAATGTCAACCCCACTTGCTTATTTTGGTCAACTATGACAGTTTTTTCTAAAGAGTATTGTGGTGCATACTCTTCAGCTTCCTTTAAAATTTCCATAAAGTTTAAGTTTCCGTAATTTTCCATATCAAATCATTCCTCCTTCTTTTTTTAATTTTTTTGTTTGATATTAGACGTCTACATCTATGAAACACTGTTAAGATATATAATTATTGGTTTTATAAATATTTTCAGCGTTTACTTCATATAATATAGTTACTACAGCGAATACATGGATATATAAGATACGAATAAATTCTATAAGAAAATATCTTATATTACCCTGTTAGTATTGTATTATTATTTGAGATACATAATTTCTAAGTTTTCATAACGGAGTTTTCTAATGAACTTCAATATTCTATTACTTTTTATGACTAGACTTCTAAATATCTTAAAAAAAGAATTAGTTGAATTTATTTAAGGAATCTTTTCTGTATTCGCTGTTTTAATTATATTATATGGTTTGGTATACTCCCAAGAAATGCTGAGTTCAAATCTTGGGAATATACACACTTTGGATTGATAAGTTGCTGGAAACTAATCCAGCTATTAATAACTTAAAAGGAATTTAAAATGCTCTCAATACCAAGAATGTATTAAAGCAAGATAAAATGATCAAGAACGAAATAGATAATTATTCTCTTTAAAACATGTAAAATTTTTCATATAAAAAAATTATGCAAAGAATTTAAAAAGGTATCTAAGTATTCTCATACGATAATTTTGTTCTAGTTTTCTTGTCTTCTGAACGCTTTTATACGTGTTTTTGTAGAAGTATGACTAGAAATAACGATTTCTTTATAGCAAACACGGTATATTCTGGACTTATCAGAACTATCAAGAGTGAATACACGAGTAAGAGGAGTTACGTTATTTATTGGAAATCCTATCATATCAAAGGTTATAAGCTCCACTGCTTTGGTATTATCTTTCTTAAGTGGAGCAGCTCCTGTTATCTTTCTGATAGTATGTGTATGGTGACTCATAGGATTATTATAGTAGTTTCTATACCCTTGAGGCTTTATAAATAAAGTATTATCATTCCATACAGAATCATTTTGGATTTCTACAGAAACTTCCGATACATCTACCGATACTTGATATGTATTATTATCAGCCTTACGATATTGTATAAACTTAGGATAAGATCTACCATCTTTATGTCTATTGATGAATAGTTCTATTTTGCTTTCTTTAGGAGGACACGATACTCCAATCTTGCTGATATTATTAGTATTCAGCAAATAATACAGCCCATTTTCATAAAACTCCATATATTTCGTATTATAAAGTCCGATTTCTTTATCTATAAACTTTACCAAATCTAAGAAAGACATATGCGGTATTACGATTTTACCCATATCTACATCATTTTCAAGCTGGCTTATCAGTATTTTACCCTTAGGATTAGCAAGCTCGTAGCTTCTACTGATGATTTCCATAGGTTTCGGATTATCCAATACGTAGTTTATCATCGGACTTGCTTGGAATTCTATCTCTTTTTCCGTAGTTATATAGAAAGTCAACTTTACTTTTTGAGCAGATATTAAGTCATTTTGCTGTAGATTCGTATTCTTTGATATAACTTCACTGATATTTACGATATTATCATTATCCTTCAGTATAGCTACAAAGTTCCCACAGAATATCGGTATTTGTGGAAATACATCATCCGTCAATGGTCTGCACGATAATAACATATCATATGCATACTTCTGTCCATTTATTTCTTTCTTTTTACTTGATAAGATCTTCTGTACTACGTTTATTGGAGCCTCTACTACCAGCATACGAACAGGAAACATATTATTAATATAATCACATATTTCAGTATATTCCAATACACACCCAGTCTTATCGTACATATTTACATCTCCAATTTGAGCAAATAAACCGTGTACAGGACAAGCCCAATGCTTAGCAGGAGGGGCAGGAAAGTTCTTATTTATAGCATTTATAATAGCCTTACCAGCTGCATTATATATTTGACGCACAAGTGGAACGCCTGTATTATCTACATCTATATCCAATGTATCCTTAAGATTCGTCTTTATAAACTTTACAAATCCATTCTGAACATTCTCCCCAAGCTTCTTCCAATCCAAGCTTTCTAAGTCCTTTTTAACCTTCATCAAGCTATCTTTAGCATTCTCTGCTTCTTTCTTCCAGTTATCTTTTATTCTCTCTGCCTCGGTCTTTAAGTTCTTTACGCCATCATTAAACTGCTTCTTGTAGTTTTCATATGAATCTATAGCAGCCTTCTCAAGAGCCTCTTTTTCGGCCTTTATAGAGCCTTTAACGTCCGTTATAATATTCCCAGTCTCTATTTGTATATCTTTCCAGCCTTGATTAATACCTGTACCAATTTCATCTATTATTTTACCCGTTTCTTTTCTATTAGCTTCCAAATCAAAAAGCATATCCTTTTTAGCACTTTCACTCAGATTCTCTCCTCTATCCATAGCATTACGCCATTCTGGCTTACTATGATCCATCGGTCTATGATTTACTATTCCCATTATTAAAATCCTCCTTTTTCTTTTCTTCGTCTACATCTATCGATATTTTAGCTATTTGTAAAAAGACGTATGTTTTGAATACAAACCACAATCTCTTAATATTTAATATAAAGTTCTCCATAATGTTTATTTCTCCTTATGTTGTTATATATACACATATTTATATTGTGAAATACAGAAATCTCACCATACAGAATATAATACACAATTACAACATCAATTTAAAAGCGTTTATACGCCATTATTTAACGTTTTATTTATTTTATGTATAATTTATATCATAATTATATCAAAACATCAAATAACACCATCACAATGCGTTTAAACGTAATCACACATATAAATCATATTATGAATATATTATAATTTAATTCCTGACTAATTTAGTAAAGAATCACCGCCGCGGACGCGACAGCATTGTATGAAATACATTTCGTGAATCGTAATATCGAATGATATTACTCCTGTTGTATTTGACGTAAAAAAATGCAATTGAATATAATAATACTTACTCAACATCGTATTATTATATTCGTTATGAATTACATTTTTTTACTCTTTTTGATGGGTTTAAAGAATAATCACATTTGAGAAAATTAAAATTAGTTAATATTTTTATTAGGAAATAAAACTTGACTTTATACACATAATTAAGCATAATAACTATGAAACTCAAATTTCTTTAAGATACCAAAAAGATTGATTTATTGATAAAAATGATTATGAAAACTAAATTAATTATTTTGAATATTATTTTGAAATTTATTTAATTGATCAATAAAAACACAAGTTAAGTTCTTAATATTTCTAGGTATATTTAGTTTTTACATCTTGAAACGAAATTTAAGAATATTAAATTATTTACTTGGTAAATTATAAATTTCAAAATATTTTTATTTTTTGTATTCAAAGTTTTTGTTTATATAAATTTAATTAAATTTTTAATTTATTTCACACTTGAACTTGTTCAAGTTTATGATTTTTATTTAGTTTTTCTCAATTTTTTGTTTTTTTTTAAAATTCAAAGTTCTTGACTAACTTTTATTTTATAAAAGTTGAACAATATTTAATAATATTACTTCGTAATATTATATATAATATTTAT